ACATATAACATATAAATTTATGAGTAACGAAACACCAAACATCCGCACATTCGTCAAGGAAAACCTTATCGCATTTATCGATCCAGCAGGACGCACTGGATTCGGTGAATTGGTTCCACATCTCGATACAGATACTACAGTAGCAATCAAGAATCCAGTAGTAGTTCATGTTGTTCCCCAAGGACAGAACATGGCACTACAACTCTTGCCTGCATTCTTCCGCGAATTCGGCGCAAGCCTCGAAGAACCAATTGTCTTCAATTATCCAAAGAGTTCAATTGCACTTACCAATGGCGCCACCTTTGACTTCAAGTTGTACGGCCAATATGAAGCAATGTTTGCACCGCCGCCTTTGGTGCAGCCGATTTCAGACCCAAAGGTTGTCAAGCTTTTTGACGAATAATCAAACCAAACTAAACCAAAAGCCCCTCTTCGGAGGGGCTTTTTTATTGCACAATACATGTGATTTAACACACACCGCCTCTTATATTGATATACATGAAAAAGAATCCGATTTTAGAAAAGGCTTTCAAGAGTTTAAAGAAGATTAATCCGGACGCTGAGTTCCTTAATAACAGTACACTATCGACTATTACAGGCTTCATTGATACAGGAAGCTATGCACTGAATGCTATCATCAGTGGCAAGATCAAAGATGGTGGGGTACCAAAGGGTCGTATTACAGGATTTTCTGGTCCATCCGGATGTGGCAAGACTCTTATTATCAATAAGATTTTTGGGAATGCACAAAAACAAGGAATGATTCCAGTCATCTGGGATACAGAGGGTGCGGTTGATCGCAGAGCAGCTGAGGGTGTTGGGTGTGATGTCAACAATTATATTTGGAACTCGGCAGATACGATCGAGCAATGTCGTAATGATATGGTTAAGTTTCTGGATGAAATTATCGCAGATCCAGAAATGAAAGGTAAATTTATTTTTGCAATTGATTCTCTTGGCAACCTTATCAATGCAAAAGAGTTGCAAGACATTTCCAAAGACAAAGAATCTGCGGATATGGGTCTTCGTGCAAGGGCGATGAAAAGCCTTATGCGAACATTGAGCAATAAAGCATCGAAAGCACAGGTTCCAATTTTATTCACAAACCATATCTATGATGACCCATCTGCGATGTTTCCATCATTGATTAAGAATCAAGGTGGTGGTAAGGGACCAATTTATCTTTCAACTGTTTTAGTTCAGATGTCAATGACACAAAATAAAGACGAGGACGATGATGATAAAAAAATCGCCATTGCAAATAAAGTTAGCGGCATTACTATGTCTGCAATGACTGTTAAAAATCGTGTAGTTCCGCCATTCTTGAAGACTGAACTAGAGCTTAACTTTAAAACAGGTCTCGATAAATTTTCGGGCCTTGAGGTGATGGCAATTGCATATGAAGTTGTTAAGCAAACTGGTGCAACATATCAGTTGCCAGATGGCACTAAGCTCGGATATTTTAAACAGTGGCGCAAGAATGAAGATCTTTGGGAGAATACCATTATTCCTAATCTTCAAAAGAAACTCGACACTGAACTGATGTATTCAACCACCGACCTAGACACCAATGACGAAGAAGACAACGAAGAAGCTTGATTTAAATCTTTTTGAATCGGTAATTGCATACCATGCTCTGTTTAATTCAGAGTATCTCGCAAGCATTATCGACCATCTTAAACCTGAGTTATTTCATCGACCGGAGACAAAGGCTGCGATCTTTCCTATCGTTGACTTTTTCAATGAGCACAATGAAATTCCGTCTATCACGGAAATCAAAGTAAGACTCAAAGAGTCAACCGAAAGAGAGTTGTTTGCAAAGCTTTTAAAAGAGTTCACAGCGATCGACAAGACATTTAACTTAAAAGAATTGCTCACGAATACAGAGCAGTTTTTGAAAGAAAGATCGCTTGTTGCATTCTTGAGTAAGACCGCAACGCAGCTAGCAAAAGAAGGCAGTGTAGATTACACTGCAGCATATGCAGAGCTTGAGACTGCGGTGACAATGTCGCTGATTGATGATGTTGGTCTTGAGTATTTCAAGGACTTTGAAAAGCATTTGGATTACCTTGATCGAAAAGAATCTCGTCTCAAGACAGGGTGGAATTGGCTTGATGAGAAGCTTGGTGGTGGGCTTTTGGAAGAAGGAAGAGCACTGTATATTTTCTGCGGTACTACGAATGTAGGCAAATCAATCTTCTTAGGCAATATAGCTAATAACATTGTGGCACAAGGTAAGTGTGCGGTGATTATTAGTTTGGAAATGCCTGAGCAGATTTATGCTAAGCGTATTTCTGCACAGCTATCTCGGATTCCTATCAATACACTTGCAGAGAAGAAAGAAGAACTCCGTGATTGGATGAATGAGTACACCTCAAATCATATGGATTCAAAGCTCTTCATTAAAGAGTTTCCGCCATCGTCGATTAGTGCAAATCATATTAGAGCGTACTTAACAAAGCTCGTACGTAAAGGAATTAAGATTGATGCCATCATTTTGGATTATTTGAATTTGATGATTCCATGCAGAGGCTCTGGTGATGGCAATTCTTATGAAAAAATTAAGAAAATTGCAGAAGAAGTGCGTGCCTTGTCGTATGTGTTCAATGCACCTGTTATTAGTGCCACTCAATTAAATAGGTCGGCATATGATCAAGCAAATCCTGGATTAGAGACGACAGGTGAATCGATGGGGTTGCCTATGACAGCAGACGCTCAGTTCGGTATCTGGTGTACAGATGAAGATCGGGAAGCTGGGATTTTGCATCTTAACTTGATGAAGAACCGTTTTGGACCTAATCATGGCAATACAGCGTTTCAAATTGATTATGATACTTTGCATCTTTCGGAATATGATGCGGAGACATTATCATCGGGAGAAACCAATTTCGATGATGATGATTTTAACAATGCAATGAAAGACCTGAAGTTGACATAATTCTTTGTATGTCTAAATACAGGCATGGAATTTGAAACAAAAAAGGATTATGAATCAACAGAATTTTTAGGCGAAAATGAAATCGACGAACATTATATCAAATCTTGCTCTTTGATCTGTCTTTTATCAAATAAGAATTTAAGTCCTACATCGATTATTATTTCTTTCATACAAAATCAGGAATTGCGTAAAATAATGTGTGATATCATGGATATTACATATTATGATTTTGTGAGAAAGATGTCGTACAATTACGATATTGTCAATAGATCAAAGAAAATATTATATGCACTAAATCAAAGTAATGACAGAAAACGAAAAACAGATTTACAATAAATGGCTTGCTACTACTTCTGGACAAATTAATAAGCCATTTAGATTAAGAGAAAATTGGCTGAATTTTGATTGTAGAGAGGATTATCCATATCTACAAAGACTGAGCCATTTCTTTGGTAAGCACCCGCATATTAAATGGGAAGATTATTTTGCGGCTCCATACAAAATCCACAAATCACAAAAAAACAACGGCAGGATAGCACTTGAGTATTACATATCACCAAAAGCAATTAAAGACTATACGTCATATATGAAGTATTTGTCATTGCTGGAACCAGATGATCCACAACAAGCAGCACTCACCATACAATCATTTAAGTTCATCCGTGATTTTTGTGTTGAGAATAAAATTAGAGCATCACAATACTGCCAGTTTAAGCAAGGATATACATCTACCTTTCTTAAGCATATCAAACAACACCAAGTATCATTGTATGCCATCTTTGCATTTCCAGATGCATTTTCTATTATGAACGGGCTGCACCCAGAAGAATTTGGTTTGTTTCTTGGAGATGTGAATTTGTACTCACACAAGACTAAATACGATAGATCAGATATCAAACCAAAAACACAACAACTATACCAAGCACTACAAAACTACACTAAAAAAATTCTTGAATCCTAAACAACCAACAATTATAATAAAATACACAACCAAATAACACTATGTCTATTCTCGACGAAATCTTCAGCAAAATTCAAACCTCACAAACACCACAAAGTGCATCACCGAAAAACGATAATCTCTTTAAACCAGAAATTGACAAGACGTATATCGTACGCTTTGTTCCATATCTTCCCAATCCCAGCAACTCAATGTTGTCGTTTATGAATCACGGATGGGAGTCGAGACAGAATGGTCGTTACATCTCTGTGCCGTGTCTCAAATCATGGGGCAAGTCAGAAATTTGCCCTTGCTGTGAAACCAGATTCGCAGAGCTTAAAATTGGCACAGATGCCGCGAAAAATAAAGCACGACTGCTTCGTCAGAAGACAATGAATTACGCCAATATTTACATTATCGAATCTCCAAATGAAAAGGATATTGGTCAGGTTAAGCCATGGCGCTATGGTGCCGAAATCGGCAAGATTTTGAGTGCAGCAATTGTCGGTGAAGATAGTGAAGAATACGGTAAGCGTATTTTCGACCTATCACCAAATGGGGTTGATTTTCGTATTCGTTGTGAGATGAAAGGCACTGGTAAAGAAGCAACACCTACATATGTAGCAAGCAAATTCATCAGTAAGCAACGCAACCTGAATTTTACCGCAAGTGAAATTGAAAACATTTACGGGCTTGCACAGGATTTGACTACGTTGCTTCCTCCAAAGAAGACAGCAGACGAGATTCAAAAGGTGCTGAATGAACATTATTTCACAAATCAAAATAGACCTTCTATTCAAGTTATCTCATATGCAAATGATGATGTTGATGTTGATGATGTACAGCCTAATACGATTGGTCAATATGGTGGACCGCCAGCTAGTGTAATCAATACAAATAATGCAGTACGCGAAGCAGTTGCAGAAACACAGTCAAAGAGAGAAATCAAAACCAATTCGGTGGATATCGATGAAACGGTAAACTCTCTCCTCAAAGAATTCGAAATCCCTACTTTCTAATATACATGAAACAACAAAAATATAATTTCGACGATGCCAAAAAGGCATATGGTGGCTTCTTGACGGCACTTGGATTTGATTGGCAGAATAATCCGCATATGAAAGATACACCCTCTCGTGTCACAAAGGCATGGGTTGAAGATCTTGCTCGTGGTTGTTTTGAACCAGCACCAAAAATTACTGCATTTGATAATGACGGTAGTTACGACGGGATTGTTTGTCAGACCAATATTCCTGTAGTATCCATGTGTGCACATCACAACCTACCATTTTTTGGATATTGCCATGTTGCGTATATTCCACAAAAGGATGGCAAAGTCATCGGTCTTTCTAAGCTCAATCGAGTAGTTGATTACTTTGGTCGGCGCCCGCAAGTACAAGAAAATCTTACGATGGAGATTCACAACTTCTTAAACGATCTTTGTGAAAATAATCTTGGAGTCTCGGTGCTAGTCGAGGCAAATCACACGTGCTGCTCTATGAGAGGCATTAAACAGAATTCAACAATGCGTACGGCAAAAATGTCGGGCGCGTTTATTGAAGCATCCAATAACAGCAGAAACGAATTTTATAAATTCGTAGAATTTGCACAAACAAGTAGAAGCCTAGTATGATTGAATTAAGCAGAGATGAAGCGATCGCGACGGCAAAATTGGCATCATTTGTTTCCGGTGCTCTGAATAGTATTGGTGAAATGTCGACAGGATCTTCTCGCAATATCACAGATGGGAGAGACATTGATGTGAATAATATTCTATCACAGTTCACTATTACAGCACCACCAAAACCACCAGGACCAGTGATCGAAGGTATTGCAGTCGATCGCGAAGATAAAGAGGTCGTTTTGCATCCTGTAGAACAATCAAATGTTATCGATGAACCAGTTAGAATCGAAAATCCTTTTGCTAAACAATCGACTATGATAACAAGCAACAAGCCAGTAATTCCACTCAATCCAAATGGCAAATCACCGATAGCATCTTTTCTCAAAAAAGAGGCAACAAGTACTGTGGAGGCAGCACCAATACCAACACAATCATTACCAGGTACGCCAGGGCTGAATGAGGGTGATATTAGCAAAAATAGTGTTGCATCGTTAATCTATGAGAAATTAGTATCAATTGAACTTAAGTTAAAAACAATACAAACGTCAATTAAGAAACTAAATGAAAATAAAAGTTCAAAAGGATAATTTCAGTAGCTTTTTATTGCCAGTTTCACGCATTAGTGACGCCAATATTTCTTGTGCAATTCACATAGAATCGGATTATCTGTATGTTGTATCTCATGACGCAAGTGCGGTTTGCATTTACTATGCAAAGCATGTTCCGATAAAAATAGAAGACGTTAGCGAACCGTTTGTTATATATGTATCGGATATTCGCAAGGTAATTAATGCAATTGATGTTATCGACGAAGACGAAATTATATTGAATATTACGTCAAAATTCATCAGTTATGAATCACCAACCATCAAGTTCAAATGTTATCTTTTGGATCCCGCAGTAGCGGCTGCTGAAAAAATCAGTGCCAAGATGATTGATTCATTTAAGTTCGATACGGAATTTGTTATGAACACAAATACGTTTTCAAAAATTAATAAAGGATGCACATTTACAGACAACAAAGGAAAGATCTATTTCTATACCAACGCGGAGAATAAAAAGGTATATGTTGACTTGGATGATAAATCCGCAAACCATAGCGTCAATAACATTACGTTTATCGCCGCTGATGGGTATATTGGATCAGACCTGACACCAACATCACCATTATCAATTGATACATTTAAAATTATCAGTGCATTAAAACATGACGTGCAAACGAAAGTAAATATTACCAAGGGAGCATATATGTTTTATTACAGAGATGGAAATACAGAAATCAAATACTTGCTTAGAGCACTTAAATCTTAACCAAACACCACATATATGGCAAATAAAAACAAACCAACTAACGAAAGTTATTTCATCAAAAGACTCCGCGACAGCGGATACCTTGTTGACAGGCTTCCGATTCGATACGGCCAACATGATCCACGCTCATGGTCAGTAGTTATCGATCCTGGTAATTCCTCTGTAATCGCGACTATGTATCGCAATCTAGACGGAGTGGACGAGAACTATCTTGAATTCTACGATGGGGATCAATTTGTACCACAACGATTCAGACTGTCTACAGATTCAATGGAAGTAATTATGGAGTGGTTGTATAAATTCGGCATCAATAACAAAACTACACTTTATAATGCAAGAGGGTCGAATACATCGACCGCAGAATGAACTATGAAGAAAAAACCTAAATCTTCTGATTATGGCTTGTATAAGTCATTAAAAGAATTATCAAGCCAACTACAAACAGAGGGATTTAGTTTATCTCCTGAGCAACTGCGCGACCTGAAAGCACAGATTGCTCAGGAGATGTCAGTTCATAAAAGCTTTAAAGAAATTAAAAACAATACCCAAAGGATTGTCAATTATCTTGCAGAGTATTTCGATTCATTTATTTTGTTAGGGTATGATTCAAAGGGCGAAAGAGTCGAATTACGGTTCTGCGACACCGCCCTTAAACAAGATGCACTAATAAAATTCTTAGAGCAAATTTTTATCAAATTTCACAGAACACCAACAGAACAATAATAATATGAGAATAGCAGTAACCGGATCACAGTGCACAGGTAAAAGTACATTTATTAATGACTTTTTGAATAGATGGCCTATGTATAAAAGACCAGAAAAAACATATAGGGATATTATCAAAGAAAAAAATCTTAATATCAATCGCACAGGAGATAGAGATAGTCAGCATGTTATTTTAGAAGCACTGTGTGAGCAAGCAGAAAGCAACAAAGACGAAGAATTTTGTATCCATGATAGATGTGTCATTGACAATCTAGCATACACGTGTTGGCTTGCTGCTAAGGGCCTTGGAGGTGTAACCGGAAATGATGTTACTGCGACAATCATTCAAACAAGAGAAGCATTGAAGCATTATGATGTTATTTTCTTTTTGCCGATCTCGAATACATCACCAATTCCAGTTGAGCCGAAAGATAATAGAGACGTTGATCTTGAATATCGAACAGAAATTGACCAATTTCTTAAAGCGTTTAATGTAGATTATGTGCAGAAAAAAGGCAAAGTATTTCCAACAGAAGATTGCCCTGCTATGATTGAAATTTTTGGAGATAGGTCTGAAAGACTAGAATTAGCAGCTCTTTACATCAAACCAAACGGCAACGCTTTTGGGGATGAAGATGGTTCTTTGATTAGTTTCAGCGAAGATACTGATGCAGAAGATACACTTTCTCCATTTGAAAAGGATGAATTATTGCGCAGCCTTTCCTAAAAATGAAATATATTGGTAAATAAATCCATGGACTTGCAAAAACTTTATAAAATTTTAAAAGAAAACACATCATCTCATGATGATATAATGGATGAAATGGCGCAGATTGCAGGAGGATTGGATACTGCAATTAGAGACGTTATTGCACAAAATTCTACATTATCCGATTCAGATCTTAGACGTGTTATCAGACGCGACGCAACAGTGCGATCTGAATTAGAAGCGTCTGGTGAAAAGTTACACGACAATCAATTGAATCGGTTTATCGCAAAAGTCAAAGAAGGTAAACCAACAAAAGCACCAAAGCCACAAGAAAGAGAATGGAGTGACGTCGAACCAGATAAGGCGGAAATCGCCCAAATGGTTCGCAAGACAATGGCAACAAAAAGAGCAGTCTCACCTAACCATAATCTTTCTCCAGCACAAGTAGAAGACTTGGTAGCAACACTTGACGCTGTATCCGACGACCCAAGATCATTCCAAGAGTTATCAGTAGAATTGGCAAGCGACTATGAATTAACACCTGACGCAATTATTTCTATTTATAAATTTGAAAAGGGTGATGTCGAAGACACCGAAGATGAAGAAGGTGGGCCAGATCTACCAGAACCGGCTGACAAGGAGGATGAATTTGCTACTAAGGTTAAATTAGACATTCCAGAAGTGCCAGCAGCAAAGGTCGAACAAAAGGTGAAAGATAAAGCAGAGACTCTATTTGCTATCGGCATCAAGAGTGAATCTGATGTTCTTCGTCGCGTTCGCAGCTGGATCGATTCAAGAGATGAAGAAAGGGAAGTCGATGACCCAAGAGGACCGCACCCATTAGCAGGTGTTTCTGATGAGGTGGCTGACGATGCATATAATGCAGTCGCGGCAGGATTGAAAGGATTACAAAAGACAGGGCTATCTAGAGCACGCAAATCAAAGCCAGGTGGTGCTGATTATGGCGGTGATAGCAGCGGTCGCACAGACAAAGCACCAAGTGCAGAAGAAATGGGGGTTGCGTTTGATTCCTTCCAAAACTTCGCCAATTCGATTGGAGAAAATCTTAAGACGTACAAGGCAACAGTTGTCACCAGATATCCACAGCAAATCAGATTTAGTGAAAAGTTCATTAATCAATTGGCTGAAGAATTCTTTAATCACAATATGATCTCCGAAGATCAAGGATTTATTCGAAATCTAGAAGAAAAAATGGTTAAAGCGCTTCGAATGCATGTTTACGAGTTTGCTCGACAATATAAAGAAGCACAATAAAAATTAATTAAGGGGAGCCCAAAGCTCCCCTTTTTTATTGCTTAGTAATTGCCAAATACAGAATCTCTATTGTCTGTATATGGTTTAATGGTCTCTGAAATCGCCTC